ACTCTGTTGCTACTGAGTATGCCAAGTACACAATGCCGGATGGATGGACTAAGTCCATTGCTCAACCTAGCTACACCACTTACAATCGTTATCAAATCAACTTTGTAGATGCATCCAGAAGGAAGTTCATTCTGGTCGGCAGATTTGATGGTCAGTGGCTTTGGCAAAGGTTTGTTTCAGATGAGTACGGAAATAGTCCGTACAACTTCCTGACAGCCTATTCAGAAGTTACTGCGCTGCCTTATGAGCCTCTGCAAGCTGGAAGATGGTTATACAATGATGATACATTTGATTTTGAGTTCATTCACTTCACCTCAGATTGTTATGTAAGCCCAGAGTTTTACCCGATGCCAGCTAAACCAGGCGATCAGTATCAGTTCAATGTAGTTGATGGCAACCTGACCGGAATTAACTCAGTTGAAGTAGGCTTATTTAAAGAGAATGGCGAGCTGGTTCAGAAGATAGGCGAGGCCAGCAGAAACTGCTGCATGAGCTTAGTCCTGCCCTACATTACCATTGATGAGGAAGTGCCTGCTTATGATGATTGGGATTCATTTATCACACTACTTGTCGGGCCTGCTCCACTTCAATTCATGTTCAGCAATGCCACCACCAATTTCACTGGCACAGGAGCATATGATGACATCACTGCTCAGCTTGGTATAGTTGCAGCAACATTACCAGCAGGCACAGTGACTGTCTATGATAAACAGGTGTTCATTGATGCTGTTGTTGCCCTGACTTGGCCAGCAGGCATTGAGGTCAATGGCGAGCTTGTGTTTATTGAAGGTCAGGAGAGAGTTCAGCTCAACTTCTGCAACTATCAATCAGCTGACTATCCAACCATTCAGACTAGGTCAATAGTTGATGAGGTTACCTATTACAGCTCATACATTCAAGAGCTGTGCTGCAATCCAACCCAGATGCAGGCAAGCGTAACCATTCCAGCAGTTAAGGCAGGCTGTTATCGAATGGGGCTATACAATGCAGAGGAGACAGGCGGAGGAACTACCTGTCAGCTTACATTTACTTATGAATTAGTGGATGGCATCAATACTTACATAGATCAGATAAATGAGACCTATCCGCTGAAGTATTATGGCTTTGCCCTATATGATGGGGTTAATTATTCACAGATTAATACAATTCAAATTCCAGACACCACACCTCCTCCAGGTGGATTAAGTTTGCAAGATATAATTGACTTCAGCAACACCATTCCAGGAATGTCATGCACTTACACTGAAGAGACCGACACCTTAGCATGGAGCTGGACAGTGACAGTTGATTGCAATGTGGATTATAGAATGAGCAATAATGTGTTCAACGAGGATGACTCAGTTGTAACTCTATTGTTTAGCACTGAATATCAGAGCTGTTCCTGCGAGGTAGTTGATGTAAATGCCTACTCACTTTACTCACTTAGCAATATCATTAATATTGATCCATCAGATTGCTTCAGCACCATGCTTGAGTTCTGGTCAGATAACAACACGATGGCTCAAGGCTATGAATACTTTGATAATTGGAAACAGAAAATAAGACTAGGCATTAATGGAGGCGGCGAAAAGCCAATCATTGAGGAGAGCCTGTACAGGCAGAGCAATGGAGTACACAGAAGGCCTCAGAACAAGCAGGATTTATCGTTAGATTTGCACTCAGACTTTCTTGACCTAGAAACTCAGCTAGCATTGGTCGATGCCACTCGTCATAGCTACTTAGTTTGGGATGGAAAGCCAATATTTGTGAAAGGGGATATTGATGTTGCCACCATTCAGGATTTCACTACGCAAAGCTCATTTGAAACTCTGGCGCAAGTCAAGTTTCAGGCACTACTTCAGGGCTTCCAGCCCAGGAACTCAAGTTGTTTAAACTGCTAAAATTATGTCAATATTTTCGCTAACCTGCCCGGATGTAGGTTGTTACCAGAACTTCCTCTGTGATCCGGATTTTCAGAATAAGATTGTGGCTGTGGCTTATGTGCGTAAGTCAGATGCCCTAACAACTCAGGAGAAATCCACTGCTGACCTTTGGATTGCTGCGCTCTATGACCGCTATCTACACGGTGAGGCTTATCTAGTGTTCAACACTTCCGGAGAAAAGCCAAAGCCTGAGACAGCCACTACTACTGGCCGAGGTATGCAGAATACTAAGCCTCTTGCTAAAACACATACTCTAACGTATATGGATCAACAAGGAGTAGTAAAGAGTAATGTCCAATTCTATAATGACATTCTTGCGACTTCTCAGAACTTTGACTTTTACTACTTCACTCCGGGCCGCATCTGGGATGCTTCAGGCTATTATGTGACAGTTATCGGTGATCCTGTGATTACTTCTGACCTTAACACCTACCAGATGGCTGAAGTTACTGTAAACTGGGTTTCTAAGGTCAATTCATTGCCTTATGAGTTCGACACAGACAGCTTCCTTGAGGGGCTTTACTACATCATCAGCTATACCGGAGGTTCTGGTAGCACTTATGTAGGCAACACTATCACAAGTGCCTGCACAGACCCACAGACTGTAACTTTTTCAGCTGTCTTGAACATTGGAGCTATCTCTGGTGCGCCTGAGCAGGTCTGGACAATCGAGCAAGCTGCTGGCAGTGATGACATCACTGAGATTGGTCTTGTGATTGATGCTGCCACAGGTGTAATCACTTGGAATCCTGTGAGTTTCGTTGGTACTTACATTTTCCTTGTCACTGTGACCAATGAGTACGGATGTGTTTTTGGTCAGGAGACCATCACATTGATTGTTGATTGCCCAGATTAAATAATTAGAGTTACATGGAAGAGTTAATCGGGATACTGTTATCAAAGTTGCTAGACCAGAAAATTAGGGAAGGCAGGCACGACTACATTGAGGAAGCTCGTGAGAAAGCCGAGGAATTGGAATATCACTTTGAGAATGAGTATCCCGAGAAGCTCTTAGTCACTCAGCATCCATCGGAAGAACCATGGATGAAGGAGTACAGGAGGCGCAGATGGCAAGCTCCTACAACAACTGCCACCGGGAGAGTCTTTACATTCCTGCAGAAGATTCAGCAGGCTGATGACTTTAAAATAACCTTTGAGTCTGACTTTAAAAAAACAGGAATAGCTGAGCGCATAGGCCTGATGGACAACACGCTCAAGAATTATGTTGAGTATGAATTGCCAAAAACAGGAAGCCTGGAGAAGTGGCTGTTCAATGTGTTTCTCAAGACCTACCTAAAGGACAGTAATGCCGTTGTAATTACAGTGCCTGACTATGATGAGTTTGTAAAAAATCCATCTCAGGTCACTACGCTAGACTGGTCAAAGCCATATCCTCACATCATTGAATCTGAAGATTTAATCTGGGAAGGTGAGGATTATGTCATCACTAAGACCGAGGACTATAAGGACATGAACCGCAAGAAGTGGGATCAGTTCCTCTGCTTCACTACTCAGGGCTTGATGCTTTTCCGGCAGGTCAATCAGTACACCTATGAGCAGCCTTTTCAGGTCTTCATCCTGCCTTATGAATTTAGCTACCTGCCTGCCTGTAAGGTGGGCAATATTATCTATGAGGAAGAAGATGGTCAATTAGTCTATGATTCAGTTCTTGCTCCATGCTTGCCAGCTTGGAATGAGGTCTTATTCAGGACTGATGACCTAAATATATTATGGGCAACTCATGCCCTGCCTCAGAAGTGGGCATTGAAGATGTCACCATGTAAAACCTGTAATGGCACAGGCATCAGGACTAACCGCAAGGATGAAAAGATAGGCTGTAATGACTGCCAAGGTTCTGGAAGGGCAAGTTCATCACCTTTTGGCCTGATGGAAATCAACATTGACAGAGTGAGTGCTGTCAATCCCAACCCACTTGTGCCGCCTGTGCCTCCAGCTGGCTACATTGAGAGGCCAACTGAAACTGTTAAGCTATTCCAGGAGGACATTCTTCAGAAGGAGTTTCAAGGATTCAAAGCCATTGGCCTTGAGTTACTCGGTCAGATTCCGGCAGCTCAGTCAGGGATAGCCAAGGAGTATGACCGTAAGGAGCTTAATACCTTCTGCTTCTCCGTGACTGTGCATCTGGCGCAAGTTTATCGGAAGGTCTGCTATTACATCATGTACCAGCGTTACAATTCGCTCTTCAGTTCATCACTGATGGACAGTGATAAAGTGATGGCTGCTCTGCCTCAGATTACTGTGCCTACTGACTATGATGTGATGACTGCCGACATGGTAGCTGAGCAGCTATCTAAGGCAATGATTAATAAATTTAATCCACTTATCACAGCAGGGATTGAGAAGGACTATGTGGAAAAACTCTATGGAGAAAACAGCATTCAGAAAACATATCTGAAGATATTGAGTCAGCTTGATCCATTACCATTTAAAAGCACAGATGAAAAGACTGTGCTGCTGGCATCTAATGGCTGCACTCAGTTGGATTACATCCTGAGTGCCAACCTAGCGGCATTTGTCATGCAGAAAGTGGATGAGAATGCCGGATGGTATGATAAGCCTGTGCAACAGCAGAGAGCTGATGTCTATGCCTTGGCAGCAATTAAGATGGCAGAGATTCAATCTGGATTAGTGCCACTAATGGATGATGTTGAGGACTCATCAAGTCCAGATGACCAAGTATGACCGAGAGACAGCTTGAGTTAATCAAGAAGATTCAGGAGCTTCAAATGGCTATTGAGAGGCGCATGGATGATGCGCTTCCTAAAGTCTTTGCTAAATTATCAGACCAGGTTATTGACCTAGCCAGCAATCTCAGCCTAGATGCCAAGGATAGGGCGAAGTCATTAAAGGAGATGATTAAGCTCAAGAAGGACATCTCAGACACGATTGTTAATAATAGCCTTTATCAGGCACAAGTGGCTGAAGTGGTTGCCGGGTTTGACCAGCTTGCTAAGCTGTCTAATGATTACATAAGCATAATCATTGATGACTTTAAGCCTAAGACCGAGCTTTACAAAGCAATTCTGGAGACCAATATAGCCACTACCAAGGATGCACTCCTTGGAGCTGGCATCAGGAATAACTTTGGCACAGCAATTCAGGAAGTGCTAAAGGACAACATTGCAGGGATTGGCACAAGGTCTGAGCTGAATAAGACCTTGAGAAAGTTCATTGAGGGAACTGATACTGAGAAGGCATTTTTAGAGCGATACATAAAGCAGACTACCAATGACTCAGTGATGACATTTAATGCTGAGTACATCCAGACGATTGCCGAGGATTTAGATGTTGAGTATTACCTATACCAAGGCACATTAATTCAGGACTCAAGGCCATTCTGTGTGGCTAGAGCA